CTGAGCCAGCAGAGCAACGTCAGCAAGCGATCGCTCGATCAGCTCTACACCGCGACCAAGGCGCTCGGCAGCGCCTCGAACAACACCGTCGCGGGTCTGCAGCGGACTGTCGGCGCGCTGAAGGCGCTGCGCGATAACGCTGAGTTCGGCAGCCGGAAGTTCAAGCTGCTGACCAATGACATCGAGGCCGCTGAGCGGCGCCTGCAGCGCTTCCAGAGCACTGCATCGTCATCGGGCGGCCTATCACGCGGCGGGGCCTTGCTGGCGGGCGCTGCAGGTGGCGTCGCGGGCGCTTTGGCGGTGCAGGGCGCTGATCTGGCCAGGCGCGGCGTGCAGGGCATCGGGCAGGTGGGTCTGGACGCAGAAAGCTCGCGGGTGCGCCTGCGCGCGCTCGCCAATGAGTTTGGCGAATACAACGCGGCGCTGGCAGCCACCGACCGCATTGCCAAGACGCTGCGGCTGAGCAACACCGAAGCGGAGCAGAGCTTCGCCAGCCTCTACGCCTCGCTGCGCCCCACTGGTATCACGCTGGCCGAGCTCGAGAAGGCCTTCATCGGTTTCTCTGCTGCGGCCCGCAACAGCGGCGCCACGGCGCAAGAAACCAGCAACGCGCTGATCCAGCTGAAGCAGGGTCTGGCGTCCGGCGTGCTGCAGGGTGAAGAGCTGCGCGCGATCCGCGAGCAGGCGCCGCTGGCAGCGCAGGCGATCGCGAAAGAGCTCGGCGTCACGATCGGCGAGCTGAAAGATCTGGCTGCCGAGGGCAAGGTCACCACCGACGTGGTGCTGCGCGCGCTGGGCAAGCTGAATGACACCCAGCTGGGCAAGCTGAACGAACAGTTCCAGACCGGCCAGCAGGCGATCAAGGATTTCCAGGTTGCCACGCAGGAGCTCGGCATCGAGCTGGCGCGGATCTTCGGGCCTACGGCGATCAGCCTGCTGCGCAACTTCACCGGGGCACTGAAGGAAGCCAGCGACGTGCTCGGCGGTATCACCGGCAACGGCGAAGCAGGCCGGCGTGCGCAGCTGCGGGTGCAGGCCAACCAACAGGCGGCGCGCGAGACCAACGACAAGTTCGGAGTGTTCTCCTTCTTCCAGCAGGGCTCGAAGAACCAGTTCCTGCTGAAGCGCGAGCAGGAGATCTTCCAGGAGCTGCTGCAGCAGCAGACGCGGCCGGCGGATCAGGTGAGCGCCAGCCAGCGGGAGGCGCAGGAACGCGCGGCCCGCGAGCGCGCATCTGCCGCAGAGCGGTCAGCGATGGACAAGGCCAAGAAGAACCTGGCCGATCAGCTGAAGATCCGCGAGGACATGGAGAAGCGGCTGGCGGACTTCCGCGAGCAGTCGATCCAGCGCGCGGCTGACCTCGAACGGCAGCTGGGCGACCAGCGGCTGGACTTGGAGCGCAGCACGGCTGAAGCCCGGCGGCGGGTGCAGGAACAGCAGCAGGATTTCGCCCTGGAGGCCGAGCGGCAGCGGCTGCGCGGCGCTGGGCTTGGCACCGATGCGCTCGACACCCAGGCACGGCTCAACGAAGCCACGCGGCGCTTCACCGAGCAGAAGATCCAGATCGAGCAGAACGCCACCGATCGGAAGGTGCAGCTCGAGCGCACGCTGGAGGACTACAAGCTGAACGTGGCGCGCGGGATCCGGGACATCCTGGTCGACGGCGCCGAGAAGATGGCGGCCAAGATGCGCGAAGGTGCGCGCGGCGCTGCTGGTGCCATGGGCGTTCCGATGGCACCGGGCGGCATCATCGCCCGCACCGGCAGCACGGGGCAGAGCACCGGCCCGCACCTTGACGCGCGCTGGGCTGATGGCCGGCGGATCACGGCTGCTGATGCCGATCGCTACCTGAGCGTGAACGGCCGCAGCCCCTCGAGCTTTGGCGTCACCAGCGGCTACGGCCCGCGCAACCTGTTCGGCCGCAGCTTCCACCGCGGCATCGACTTCGGCACTCCCTCCGGCAGCGGCGTCAGCCTGAAGGGCGGCGCGAGCCTGCTGCGTGATCTGGGCTTCACCGGCGCCGGCGGCTACGCGGTGGAGATCGACACCCCCGAGGGCCGGATGCGGCTCCTGCACCTGCAGGGCGGCTCTGCGGCCCGTCCGGTGGGCAGCGCGCGGCAACTGATCGGCCGGCCCGGTGCGGCTGCTGCAGCGGCTACTGGCGTCAGCATGAGCGGCGTCGATGCGGCAGGCAGGCGGCTCGATGCAGCATCTGGCGCCAATCGCTCGGCCAGCCTGGCCGCGGCTGCCGGTGAGCTGGTCAACAGCCGCCAAGCCGAGCTCGGCACCATCACCAGCCAGCTGGATCAACAGCGCAAGTCGGTGCGTGAGCAGCGGGAAGATTTCGAGCGGATGCTGGAGTTGCAGCGCAGTGGGCTGAGCCCTGAGCTGGCCCGGCAGACCGTAGAGCGTGAGCGGGCCGCAACGGCCGAAACAGCCAGCCTGCAGGCGCTGCAGCAGCAGCTGGTGCTGGACCTGCAAAGCAAGGACATCACTGCGGAGCAGCGCGCGAATCTCGAGGCCATCCTGAAGGCCACGCAGGGCCGACTGGCTTCTCAGCCCGGCATCCTCGATGGCCTCAACACCGAGGAGCAGACGCTCGAGCGCCTCAAGCTGGCCTACGAGGAGAAGAAGCAGCTGGTTCAAGGCATCGCCAACTCGATCGGCAACGGCATCGGCAGCGCGATCGACCTGCTGATCGACGGCACCGACAACTGGGGCGACAGCCTGCGCAGCATTGCGGCTGGCGTGCTGAAGGACATCGCGCGCCAGATCGCGCAGACCATGGTGATCGCGCCGATCGTGAAGGGCATTACCAAGGCGTTCGGTTTTGCCAATGGCGGCATCATGACCAGCGACGGTCCGCTGCCCCTGCGCAAGTACGCCGGCGGCGGCATCGCCAACAGCCCGCAGCTGGCCATGTTCGGCGAGGGCTCGATGCCCGAGGCCTACGTGCCCCTGCCTGATGGCCGGCGGATCCCCGTGGCGATGAAGGGCGGCGGCGGTGGCACCAACGTGGTGGTGAACGTGGACGCTTCGGGCAGCCAGGTGCAGGGCGACGCAGGCCGCGGCGAGCAGCTGGGCCGTGCGATCTCGCAGGCGGTGCAGGCAGAATTGGTCAAGCAGAAGCGGCCTGGCGGCCTCCTGGCGGCGTAACCCATGGCGACCTTCACCTATACACCCTCGTTCGAGGCCACCGAGAGCAGCCAGCCTCGGGTGCGCAAGTTCCAGGCCGGCGACGGCTACGAGCAGCGCATCCGCTTCGGCCTGAACACCAACCCGAAAGAGTGGGATCTGACGTTCAGCGAGCGCACCGACTCTGAGCGCGATCTGATCACCGCGTTCCTGGACGCCCGCGGCGGCGTGGAATCTTTCGACTGGACGCCACCCCGTGGCAGCGCCGGGAAGTACGTGTGCGAGAGCTGGCAGGTGACCTTGCGCTCCTGCAACTTCAACACGATCCGCGCCAAGTTCCGCCAGGTGTTTGAGCCGTAGCGATGGCAGTTCCCGTCTCAGATCTTCAGGCGATTGCGCCCAGCGCCGTCATCGAGCTGTTCGTGCTGGAGCTGAACACGCTGCAGCACGGCGTGAACGACACCTACCGCTTCCACGCCGGCGTCAACCTCAACGCCAACGGCGAAGTGGTCTGGGCTGGCAACAACTATCTGCGGTTTCCGGTTGAGGCTGATGGCTTCACCTATGAGGGCAAGGGCACGCTGCCGCGGCCGAAGATCCGCTGCAGCAACGTGTTGGGCACCATCACAGCGCTGCTGCTGAGCCTGCCTGACGGCCTCTCGGGCGCCAAGGTGACACGCATCCGCACGCTGGCCCGCTACCTCGACGCGGTGAACTTCCCCGGCAGCGTGAACCCCTACGGCACGCCGGACCCGACGGCCGAGTTCCCACGTGAGATCTACTACGTGGACCGCAAGTCCACCGAGACGCGCGACGTGGTCGAGTTCGAGCTGGCGGCTTCCTTCGATCTCGCCGGCGTGCGGGCTCCGAAGCGCCAGTGCATCAGCAACATCTGCCAGTGGAAGTACCGCTCAGCCGAGTGCGGCTACGTGGGCGCCAGCTACTTCAACGAGAACGATCAATCCGTGGCCACCCTTGCGGCTGACGTGTGCGGCAAGCGGCTGAGCAGCTGCAAGGCAAGATTCGGCGCCACTGCCGAGCTGCCGTTCGGAAGCTATCCGGGCATCGGGACTTATTTCACATGACCGACTGGCGCACAGCAGCACTCGAGCACGCCCAGGCCGAGGATCCCCGAGAGGCTTGCGGCCTGCTGGTGGTGGTCAAGGGCCGCGAGCGTTACTGGCCCTGCCGCAACCTGGCGGCCGGCGTCGAGCAGTTCATCCTCGACCCGATCGACTACGCCGCGGCCGAGGATGCCGGCGAAATCATGGCGGTGGTTCACAGCCACCCGCGCACTGCCCCGCAGCCCAGCCAGGCCGATCTGGTGGCGATCGAGCGCACCGGCCTCCCCTGGTGGATCGTCAATCCGAAGACTGAGGCATGGAGTCCCGAGCTGCGTCCCTCCGGCTACAAGGCGCCCCTGATCGGCCGCGAATGGGTGTGGGGGCTCACCGACTGCTGGACGCTGACGCGTGACTGGTACGCCGAGCACGGCCTGCAGCTGCCGGACTGGGAGCGTCCACTGACGCCGGAGCAATTCGAGGCCGAGCCGCTGTTCGATCGGTTTTGGCGCGATGCCGGATTCCGCGAGCTCGACGAAGACGATGAGCTGCAACCGGGCGATGCGGTGCTAATGAGCATCAGCGGGCCGGGCCTGAACCATGTCGGCGTCTACATCGGCGACCAGCTGGTGCTCCACCACATTCGCGGCCGGCTCAGCAGCCGTGACCTTTACGGCGGCTGGCTG